TTATGATCTTTTTACTGACGAAGATTTAACTAAAGATGTTGGCGAATACTTTGACAAGATTGCTGTTGGTGAAGCTGAAACTACTCAAGGACAAATAACTAGATACTTAGTTCAATTTGGTTTGCCCGGCTTTGGCGTTGCAGGAGTTCTGAATAGATTTGGCAAGATGAATAAAATTACATCAGCCATAGGCGGCGGTATTGCTGATGGTGCAGTTGCAACAGATGATGTTGAAACTTTAAAAGATACTTTTATAGACAAGCAATCTGAATCAGATCAAGCAAGACTAGCAAGACTTAATGGTGCAGAAGCAGCTTCAGAAAGATTAAAAGAAAAGTTAGAGGTTGCAGTCGAAGGTGCTGGGTTTATATTGGGATTACCATTAGCATTAAAAGGAACTAAAGAAGTTATTTATGGAGCAACAGATTTTTTAGCTCCAGTTGGTTCGGTAGTTGCTAAAGGATTAACTTCTGCTAAGGGTGGTCTTAAACCAAATGAGCTACAAAAGACAGCCTTTGATGCAAACCAAAGCACGTTACAAAAATGGTTTACTTTTGCAGGGGATAAGCCTGATCAATTAGTAGCACAAACTATGGCGGCCAAGACATCTCAAGTAAAAGCTATGCAAGATCAAGTTGATACTGCGTTTGATCAAGTCATGAAAACAACTGAGAGAAGTGTAGACAGCGGAAGATTAAATCAAACTAATGCTCTTGCTTTATCTAGAAATATAGAAGACTTTATGTTTCCAAGAATAAGAGTGGATTACCAATCTCCTAGTTTATCTCGATCAGATAAAATAAAAAAAGCTAGAGCCATTCAAAAAGCTGCTGAACAAAACATACTAGACTTAGAGAAACAATACATAGACTACCAAGGCTTAGGCTTAGGAGAAGGATTAAAAATATCTACGTTGCTAAAAAACAATAGAGATATTTTTGATACTTATTCTAATCAAGTTTTAAATTACAGTGATGAAGGCGCTGATGGTTTTATGCATTTGTTTATACCAGATGAATTAAAAAATATTATTGCAGAAAATGCTGGGCTTTATGGAACAAGAGTGTATAGATCTATTCTTGATAAAGGTTTTAAAGTACAGCCTGAGTTTCAAAATAAAGCTATTAAAGAAATACAAGATACTTTTTCTGTCGATGAGCAAACAGCAAGAAGAGAATTCTTTGAGCTACTAAACCCTGGCCCAAAAAACAAAAATGGTTTTGATTTTGAAACCAATGACATGTTAATGGAAGGCTTGCAGAGAGAGAAAGGAATTCTTAAAGGTAGGCAACTAGACAACTTGCCACAAGTAAGAAGGGCTTTAGGTGAAACAGCTGGATACTTGCAAACAGATTGGAAGAGTGCTCTTGCTAACACCAAGCTTACAGCAAATGTAACCTCACAAAAACTTTCAGGTCTCATAGGTAAGACAGAAATGTTTAAGCAGATCAAACAACTTGATGAGCTCTCACCACAAACAGGTGGCGTTAAATTTTTAAAACCAAAAGAGTTTGGTATTAATCCTGAAACTGGAAAAGCTCAAAAAGAATTAAGAGACTTTGATGCTCAAGGAAATGCAATAGTATTCAAACAATTTGACGAGGATGCTGGCGCACTAGCTGGATCTTATGCACGGGCAGATATCTTTGATTCTTTAATGGGCGCAACTTCTGACATGAAAGCTCAATGGCCTGTTCTTGGCAAACTATACACTGGCATGTTAGCTGTTAAAGCTGGATCACAGTATGGTAAAACAGTTTTATCTCCCGGAGCACAAGTAAGAAACTTTACAAGTATTCCATTCTTCTCATTGCTTAATGGAAATCTTGGAAGCACTGGAAGATTTGTTGATTCTGTGCAGACAAGTTTTGCTGGACTAATGGATCCTAAAGGAAAAATTTTAAGAAAAGATAAGATCGCTGAACTTATGGAAGAAGGCATCATGCAAAAAGGTGGCGCTCAACTTGGAGAAACTTTAGAGATTGCAAAACTTGCAGCTGAGAGAAGTGGATTAGTTTCTGGTATAGGAAAAGCTGTGGATAAATCAGGCATTAGATTTTTTGAAAAAGCATATGGTATGACTGATGATGCTGGTCGTGTATTTAATTACATGAGCGAAAAAGAAAGGATGCTTCAAGCTTTATCAAAAGCTCCTGAGTCAGCAGTACCAATAGAGTCAGCAAAAAATATAACAAGATTTTCTGATTTAATTGAAGGATCAAAAGGCGGTGCAGTTATAAAGCCTCAAGACATTCTTAGCAAATATGGCCAAGAAGGATTGGAACAATTTGCTAGATCAGAGGCTGGAGAGATTACTTTAAACACCGTACAAAACTATCAAAGGATTGTGCCATTTGTTTCAGAAGTTATTAGAAGATCTCCATTTGGTAACTTTGTTGCATTCCCATCTGAAATTATAAGAAACACCACCAATGCTGTGAGCAGAGGCATAAAAGAATTAGCCAGTGATAATCCAGAGCTACAAAAAATTGGCATGAGAAGATTGACTGGAGCTGTAACAACTACTGCAGCGTTGCCAACAGCATTAACTAGTCTAGGCATGGCATTGACTGGAGTGACCAAAGAAAAGATAGAAGCCTATCAAAGAACTGGAGCAACTCCATGGGATAGAACAGCAACGCTTATACCTATTGCTTCTGACAAAGATGGTAACCCAACACAGTTCTTTAACTTTAGCTATATGAATCCTTATGACTATTTAAAAAGACCTATTAACAGAGTCTTTCAAGAAGTTGCTAGTGGTAACAGAGATGAAGAATCATTAGAAAAAATATTGCTTGATTCTTCTATGGGTATATTTGGCGAGATGGGACAAAGTTTTGTTGAACCAGCTTTTGCTGCTCAAGCTGTGCTTGATGGAATTAATGGAACAACATCAACAGGTAAAAAAATATGGGGTGCCTCAGATAGCACTGGAGATAAAGTTGCAAAAGGTTTTTATAATTTTATAGACACAGCACTACCAACAATTACTCCTTACAGAATACAACCAGATCTTACAACTAAAAAACCTGTTGGGATTTCTGCCCCGGGATTTGATCTTAAGAATTTTCCAAAGGCTGTGTTTGGCAGCACTGATAAGAAAGGCGATGATCAAAAAATATTAGACCGAATGGGCAATGAAATTGATGTTGCTGAAACAATGGTGCAAGCATTCACTGGATTTAAAGTTGTTAAGCCTCAGCTAGAAAGAACTGTAAGGTATAGAGGTTTTGAAGCCAATGATGCAATTAGAGATGCTACCAATCAATTTAATAGATTACTTAGAACCAATGATAGAAAGACGGCAGAAGAATTTTTACAGGGATACATTAATCAAAACGAAAATAGATATACAGTATTAAGAGATTTATATACCACCATAGAAGATGCTAGAACTTTAGGATTAACTGATAGGCAAATAGAAAAACAATTAAAAGATGCCAAGGTTGCTAACTATAAAGATGTTATGAGAGGAATCTTTAGACCAATAGATGTTAGTAGAGACCTAGTAGAAGCTTCAAGGGTTGGTGAAATAGGAGTTCCTCAACCTATTAGCAAAGGAATGTTTGACTTATCTAAACAAGAGTTAACTCAAGGCTTAACTGGCCAATACTTAACACCAGACGTTAAAGCTCAAAGAGCGTCTCAAGTTTTAAGAGAAGAAGAGGAACAAAAAATACTAGGCACACCCTAGAATATATCAACCACTAGCTCACACCTTGGATCGTCTTTGTCCACACCACCAAACTTATAGACCACTTCCTTTACTTGCTTGAAGTCATCGTCTTGTATGATCCCGGCTTTCACCAAAGCATCACAAGCAAACTTATCTATGACCGAACATGGATTGCTTATGTCAAGTCTCCTGTTGCTCCTAGCATAGTAGGTGTATGTCAATCTAACTGGCTGATTAAACTTAGGTAAGTCTTGTATCCTTTCTACAAGATCTTCTGAGTACATCCTCTTCGCCATAGATAAAACTCTATAGTGTGCGTTTCTGTAGTTGTTAAGATTTAAAATAAATTTTTTTTTCTTTGAATAGTAAATATCCAAAGGTAATTTTATTTCCATTAAGTTGATGGCCTGGTTTCAACCCAAGGTCTAATCTCTTTAATAGATGCACCATTAAATAACTTCTTAACTTTCTCGCAAGTCTCTAAGATATCTTCTGGAAACCCACTGTTCACAACTTCAATTAATTCTTTGCTGGAAAAAAAGTTTTCGCCCGGCGTATTAAAGTTCTCAGCCACGTTAACAAATCTAATCTTGTCCTTTTCATATAAGACCATGTCATCATCTTTCTCTATAGCATGGGCTGGTATCAACTCAGGTATGAAGTTATGCCTTGAACAACCTTTAGCTTGTCTGTCTTCGCTAATCTTTCTATCGTGCTGGGTGCAATGCCAATGTGCATTTCCCTTCTCAATATCAACCTTAGCGAATCGACAAGATCTACAATGAATTTCTGGCATCAAACCTCTGCCTAGATAACAAGCTTGTTGGCCAGGGGTCATGTAGCTTTTGATTCTGTAGTCTGTCTCTGGTATGTAGTTATCTGGCGGTGTCTCTGCTAACAAAATATTTTTTGCTTTCTCTATCAAAGAATCAAAAGCACTACTATCATACTGAATGATTTCAGTATATAAGTCTGAGTTATTTTTGTTATAAACAATTGCAATGCACTGAGTAAACTTAAACAAGCCCATGTATAAATGTAACTGAGCAGCATATTCTTCTGACCACTCACAATAACTACCAAGCTTTAATAGGTTTTTAAAGCGATTGTCGTTGGCTGTCTTGAACTCTAACAAAAATGGATCTTTGGTATCAATGCCCGGAAAGTTTTGCCCTACGCCATCGATGTGTCCTTTGACGTGGCCTCCTAGTGCCTCTGTCTCAAATTGCTTTCCATTAGAAGCAAGATCAAATATCTGAGCACCGGGAATCTTTCTAAGTTTCTTGATTAGATCATCCTCAACCACGTTGCCTAAGTCTAATAACCTTAGAACCCTGGCCTCCATGTCATCTGGCATAAGCCAGCGCCAACGCATCCATAACAATCGTTGATTTGAATTACCTATCTGACTCATGCCTAAATAAAATCTTTGACGCTTCTTTTGTTGCAGTTCAACATCGTCTAGCAAATGGTTAATATCTTTCATAGTGTTATGTCCTCATTTTGTTTTGTCTTAATGCCAACCACGTTCTCGTATTTTCCCTGCTTTTGCACGATGATCTCAGAGATTGTATCAAACGCACCGCTGTTAATTAATTCAGCAGCCATCCATGGTTGACTTGGTGATCCCCACTTGGTAGTAATCTTTTTCCATTTACGCACAGCCATGCTGTGTGCAGTTGGATGCCCAAACATCAATGGCATTTTCTTAGGAAAGAACTCATCTTTAACTGTAAAGGTTACTTGACAGTATTCACTTCCATTTTTAGATTTAACCACAGACGCAAAGATGTCCGTGATGGGCTTGGCTTTAGGAGGAGATGCTTTCCTTTCATCTGATAAGACAGCTTGCTTCTCGGCCTTCGTGCGCCTTGCTACATCCCTTTCTTTCTTGGTCCATAAAGTTTTGGATTGAGTCGATTCAAATACTTGTCCACACTCAATGCATTCTTTAGCAGAAGGTGAGTTGATTGCATTACAGCTTGCACAAATCTTAGGCTTGTATCTTCCGGGAAGACTTTCGCCAGGTTCTACCTCATCTAAACAGCCATGTCGAGCTACGTTCTCACCGTAGTCAAGCAACAAGCAATTGTTTTTATCTTCATGCAATCTCATGCCTCGACCACACATTTGCACATAGAGTCCAACGCTTTGTGTTGGCCTTAGCAATGCTATACAATCTGTTCTCGGAGCGTCCCAGCCTTCAGTTAGGACGCCAACATTACATAGGGCGTGGACTTTACCGGATTCAAAGTCTGAAAGTATCTCATCTCTTTCTGAGCTGGGCGTTTCACCCGTAACTAATGCAGCATTAATTCCATGTTGCTGCAGATACTGGGTCATCTTGTTGGCGTGAAGTACAGACACACAGAAAAACACTGTGGCAGTTCTGCCTTTGGTGTATGCATTGTCAATCCAATCACTGATNACTTCGATGATGGT